CATCAATAAAATATCAACACCATCAAATGTAACTATCTTTGGGTCGGTGTAGATGAATGGTTCATGTATACCGTCATAAGTTGAACAAAGATTATGTATTGCATTTACTTTGTTTGTGTTCTTATAATATGTGTCGTGATTACCAATCATAATATGAGTATCAATACCTTCTGCCCACAATCTCTTCATAAATCGATTTTGGAAATCAGATGCAATATTATGATTGATAAACTTTCTGCGGTCAACAACATCACCCAAATGAATGAGTGTTTTAATGTTATGCTCTTTTAGATAAGGAAAGAATGTGCCTTCCCAAAACTTAAAAAAGAAATCATTAAATGTTGCACTATCACCTCTTGCACCGAAGTGAGTATCGTTAATCAAAGCAATCTTCATACTATTTGTTTTTTGAAACTTTCAATTTCATCTTTAAATGCCAACTTTTCTTTCTTCAAAATTTTGATGACATGTTCATCACCATGATTCTTAATTGCCAAAGAAATTCTTTTATCCAATTCATCATGTTTATCTTGTAGATGGGAAATATGATGTTCTATTTTTTCTTTATTCATCACCACTCCAAAACTTTAATTTTAAATTCAAACCCACTAGGCAAATCATTTTTAGTTACCGCACAACTTACAATTATACTACAACATAATATAATAGTCAAGCATTTTAAGGCAATTCTTCTAAGAATTTTTCAACCCCTTTAGTCTTACCTTCTTTTTTCTTTTTCTTTGCCTCTTCAAAGGTATGAATGAATTCTGAAATGTTATCATACAATTGAAACTGTCTCATGTTGCCATCTGAGTCTTCAAACATTTCATCTTCACCAAGCAAACCAAACTGTTCTGTTGCCTTGTACTTAACATAAAGTTGTTTCTTCTCTTTCATAATTCTACGGAGAAAGGCATAGTAAATGATTTGGGTAAAGTATGCAAATGGATTCTTTGACTTAGTAGGATCAAAATTTCTAAAATACATTAGGCAGTTTTCAATACCATCTGCAATCATTTCGTCTCGGAAAGAATATGATATGAAGTTAGGTTTTCTTGAAAGATGTTCTGCAATCTTTAGGAAACATTCCCCTATGTAATTGGGAATCTGTGGGTCTTCTTTGCCAGCTGCTTTGGCAACATCACATTTTTCTTTATACACTACCAATGCATCCAAAAAGTCAGCATTGTTTACATAGTGTCTTGGTTTCTTTTCATTCATTTTATTATATTTCACCTTCGTAGAATTTAGCAATCCATTGCCGTTTATCATATTTGTGGTCAGCATATGGACCGTTCTTATCCACATAATGCATGAATACTTGTCCCAATCTATAATCATTTGGACCTTCACACACATCACGCCAATGCTCTAACTCACAGCCACGATACACTACTGCATCACCAATGTCAAGCGAATACGGTGTATCTACCATCCATATTGGCCAATTGTACCCGCCTGTATCAGCAAGTTTTAAAGTAACTGATATTTCACAAGATGGTCTATCAGTATGTTTTTTCAAGTCATCACCAGGTTTATACAATCTAGTATAAGTGTAAGTAGGCCACAATTTCAAACCAGTGACTTCTTCCATTTTAGGTTTCATCATCTTCATCAATGTCTCCATTGCCATGTCACCATGTTTAGCATGAAATCCCATTGGCACTTGTGGGTCTGGTTTTGCTGTGCCTGTTGCAACGGCAATGTGTGTACTTAACCTAAGATAGTTGAACAGGTACTCTGCTGTATCTTTTGGAATAAAATTCTTAACTAATGTATATTTCTGTTTTTGGAATACTTTCACATATTCATTCATATCTACCTCTTTTCGTTCTTGACAAGTGTTATAGTGGCGGTGTCCTGTTTGATAATGATATTAGCTGCTAGTGCAGACGATTAGACTTCTTTCTATTGATAATCTCTGCAACATCTTCTCTAGTAAGTTCACCCTCAGGGTCTTCCTCATCATCGTATTCTTCTTCATCAGATGCCTCTCTTAGATTTTGACTAAGAGTATTATCTTTCAACATTTTCATTTGAGTAGTATTAATAACATTGTGGTAGTATTCCTTCAAATCATCCTTAGGTTCAACGATAGTAAGTATATCACCAGAAAGAACGGTTGCAATGTTATCTTTAATCAATTCAATAGGTAACCAAGGTAACATCATCATAACAGTACCTTGAGATGTTCTCTTAAAGATAAGATGCATTGGATTATCCAACACAACAACATTAGTGTTTGTATTGCCAGAGTAACCAGCAATAATGTCCTCACCGCTTTGTAAACGGACTATACGGACACCTTCGAATAGATTATTCATCTTTAAGTTCGATATTATAGAATTTGTATTTAAATTTTTCGTCATCATATATTCTAACACGATCCACAAAATGTTTCAAGGTGTAATTGGTATATTTACCTATTCTAAAGTCATCAGAGATATCAAACAAAACTGCCTCATCTTTGTTATCTCCAATTCTTAATCCTCTACCAATAGATTGAAGATTGCGAATTCTGGACTTGCTTGGGGAGGCAAATATAATATTATGCAAGTTGCGGATATTAACGCCAGTAGAGAAAGTACCATATGAAGCAACAATGATAGCATCTCTTTCTTTCTCAGTAATTGCCCTAACTGATTCCCGAATCTCAACATCGGTACCACCAAATACAAAAAATACATGTCTATTCTTAGCATGTTCTTTAATGTTTGCATATAAACTTTTGCCATGTTTCTCCACAAATTGAAATAATATAAGAGTGTTACCATTAAGAGATAGAGCAAGATTTCTAATAAAATTATTTCTTGCAGTATTCATAACTATGTATTCTAGTTCTTGGTTATAGTCCCAAGACCTTGCCATCTTACACACACTCTCTGGATGTTTAAGTATAAGGCATTTAATTTTAAATGATGCGAGTTGACCTTTGTCAATCAAATCGGCAGTAGATGTTGCTTTATAAACCGGACCAAACAAACCTTCCAACACTAGTTTATGTGTTTGAGTACCATCTAAAGTACCAGTTGTTCCTATTCTATATTTAGCATTTACGCAACCCGAAAGAATAGTAGTGAGAGACTTTGCTTTAAATTGATGTGCCTCATCACCGAGAACAAAATCAAATTGTTCAAAGTATTCGCCAGGATTTTTATAGATTGATTGCCAAGTTGTAATGGTAAGAAACTTGTTTGTGTGTTTCTCTTTACCAGAATATTGACGGTGACAGTATTGTTCTGAATCGTAACCATAGTCTTCAAAGTCTTTATACATCTGTTCGACTAATGAAGTTGTAGGTACAATTAACAGACCTCTCTTATTCTCTATTTGCAAATAGCGAATGATACAATACAAGATGAAAGATTTGCCTGATGCCGTTGGTGATAACAACAACATTCTTTTATTTCTAATTGCCTGAACAAAAGATTTTAATTGATAGTCTCTAATCTCATGTGGAGTTTTAAGTGTATCAACAAATTCTTTTGCTTCAACCAATGAAAAGTTTTGTGTGACTGATACATCAGAATCAATCTCTAATGTATAATCTCTTTCTTTACAAAAGATTTCAATGTAAGGAACAAGTCCATGATAGATGGTAAAACTTCTTAGGTCTGCTAACCTAATTTTACCATCCCAAACTCTTGATTTAAATGCGGGTGTGAATTGATGACCCGGAACATAAAAGGTGAAGTAGTCCGACAACTCTTGTGCGATACCTCTATCACACTCAAATTGGATATATGCTTCATTCTTTTTATGTAAAATTAAATCAGACACCTTGTATGAATCTTTCCCATGCTATAAAATCACGAAGTTGAAATGTTCGTGAATTCAATTCTTTTAATATACTCTGACACACATCAACAATTTCATCATGCATCATTTTGCTTGCAAGATGTTTATTAATATCATCATCACTCTCTAAGTATGTAGTGAGTTCGGATTTCAACACATATGGAAATGGTTCCCAATTATACTGTTTTAATTGGTCATCATCCAATTTACCTGTATAGTATTCCCATTTCAGTCTTTTCATTTTGTTATACTTGAACTCAGATTCTTTAGACAACAGCCGATGCCTTGAAAGTATATTCAAGTATTTGCTGTGTAGTTTTGGAATGTTGATTAGCTCTTTGCCTGGTTCTGTTCTGTCTATCTCAGAATCGGCACGCCACATCTCAAGTAAATCATCAAGTTGTTTCATGGTAAACTTCCTCCTTTATTCATTGGAGGATACACTAAAAGGGAATAGTTGTCAAGCCTTTTTAGAACAATTTTTCTACATCAAAGTAACTGTACCTAAAAGTGGCATCAGCACTCATTGTAGATTCCGGTGAATCATTTGCACCCATAATAAAGGTAGATAACGATGTTGGGAAACAATCGTAATATTTGAATTTGAAATATGGTTTATTTGATGATGATAAAATTGTTACCGATGCATCAGAGTATTGTGGTTTATCTGATGATGCCGCAACTGCCGAAGCAATTCTGTTCAATCTTCCTAAATTTTGATATTCTTCAAATTGTTTAGGGAAAGTCATTGCACGAATCCAATCGTGTATTTCTAACCAACCTTTCAACTCTTCATCAACAATAAAGGTAACATTTAAAACATCATAAATTGCCTTTTCGCCTGGAACATATACATCAACAAATGGTGTATATTGAGGCACTTCAGATAATGATATTCCAGGCACACTTACTGACTGGCAGAAAAATTGTATGCTTGGTGCTCTACCAAAGTTTAATATAAACTTATTCTGTTGTAGAAAATTTGGATTGGATGGGTTTCTATTAGTAGCTGTCATATGCTTATTTATGCACCAAAAAAAAGAGACCTCTTTATGGGAGGTCTCTTTAAAGTGTCACTCTTAACGGTGACTTTTAGATTACATTATGTTTGCAATCTTGAACGCACGGTAGTAGTTGTTAGACAAACCAGTTAATGCGCCAGCGCCTTTTGAAGTGCCTTCTGCGAATGGGTTTGCAACAATGCCGTAGCGAGTCTTGAAACCAATCTTTGGTTGGAATGTACCGGTGTCAACTGCACGAACCATTTGCAAAGGAACATATGGGCAGTAGAAAATACCAGCGTCATATGCATTAGAACCTTTGTAACCAACAACTGCGAACTCGGAAGTTGCGTTTGTAGTTGCATATGGGTCAATGTACACTTTGATACGACCAAACATTGTACCAGCAAATGTATTGCCAGTATCGTCAACTGTTAAGTTAACTTGTGATTGTAAAGCAGAGTTATAGTCTAACAAACCAGCCATCGCAAATGCAGATGCAACATCTGAAGAAACGATGATGATGTTACCTTTACCTCTACGAGTTGTTTTAGCAATCGTATTGGCTTCTCTTTCGATTTGGAATGCCAAACCTTTAACTTTTTCTACCATCCAACGACCGTTAGAATCTGTATCTAAGTCGAATGTACCAGCAGTAGTTGTACCTACTTGAGCACCAGTCTTAGCAACAGAGTAGATTGTACGAACAACTTCACGGTTAATTTCTGCAAGAATTTCAGCAGACAAGATGTTTGCTAATTCTGTTTCTGCATCTAAACCATGAACTGCTTTCAAGTCTTGAGCAAGTTCGATTGAGTATTCTGCCTTCAAAGCACGGGTCTTTGCAGTAACAGTAACTTTCTCAATAGAGAATGCCATTTCTTGGAAGGTGTTAGAACCATCACCCAATGCTTCTGCAAGAGCAGTAGACATACCGGCAACGCCTGCACCGTTTGCAACGAATGTGTTAGCAGTTTGACCACCAACAGTCAACGCAGTTTGAGCGGTACCAAGACCGGAGAAACCTGTGTTAGCTTCGTTGTAGAAAGCTTCTGTACCTAATGCAGATGCGTAAGTGGAGCGCATTGCAAAGATAAGTCCTGTAGGACCTGTCATTGGTTGCACACCGCAAACATCATAAGCGATTAAGTTAGGTAGTGAACGGCGAACCAAACTGATTAAGATTGGATCGAAACCGGCAACTGGACCTGTTGATGTTGCACCAGACGAGAAGCCTGTTGCACCAGCTGAACCCAAACCAGCAGATGCTGAATTGGTTGGAACTGCTTCGTTCAAATAACCACCGTTTGCTTTTTGCATTTCTTGAGCTTGATTCTCAAGAATAACTGCTGTAACAGCCTTACGATATGGGTCTTTGATTGGGGCTAGGTCTGGATGATCCAGAACACCTTCCCACTTTTTCTGTAATGATTCGGACAAAT